ATACGTCTGATGTAGTATACTATATATATTCTAATAATAATAGAGTGTTATATAGCACTACAGGAGAAACAGATGGCTAGTTATGATTATATTGAATCCGCTATAATCCTAAACCTTGATGATAAAACAAAATTACGTACGTTTAAGCACACAGAAAAAGATTTTGCTGCACATGGTAAAGCGTATACTTGGATTATCGAACATTTTGATAAGTATGGGGTGTTCGCAACTCCGGAAGCTATTGCTAAAAAGTTTCCTAATTTGGACATCAAGGCCAACAGCGTTAATTTTGACTATGCGGTTGAGGAATTTAAGGACCATGTATTACAAAGGACAGTACGTAATGCTGTCAATAAGCAAGTAAATTTAATTAATGAGAATCCAAAAAAAGCCATTACAAACTTGATGGTGGATTTGACAGATATTGAAATAGTTTACGATGAGGATGTACAAACCTTTGATAAAGGGGATACATCTAGATTAGAGGAGTGGAGAGAAAGAACAACGAGACGAGAGATGGGTGATGGTTTAATGGGTATACCCACAAGTTTCAAGACTATAAATACCACTGGCGTAGGTTGGAATCCGGGAGAACTAATAGCAGCTTTCGCAAGACCAACTATAGGTAAGACATGGTTATGTGTTCATTCGGCAGCTACCGCTGTACATAATGGGTATAAAACATTGTTAGTTTCCACAGAAATGCCACAAACTGCTATAAATATGAGACTTGATGTAACATTAGCAAAAATGAAGGGCTATGATTTTTCACATAAAGCCCTTAGACATGGGGAGCCTATAGATGAGGAACTCTATGCGAAGTACTTAAAAGAGTCTAATACTGAGTCTTTACTCGTTTGTGACCACATTTCCGGTCAGATGGGTATATCTTTGGAATCAATTGCGGGATTAGTAAGAAAACATAATCCTGAATTTGTAGTTATTGATGGGGTTTATTTGGTAGCTACAAGCGATTCAAAAAAAGCTGCTTGGGAACAATCACATGCATTGTTTTATGGATTGAAAAACCTAGCAACTGCAACAAATACCCCAATCATGGTATCAACACAGGCTACCCGGGATGCTTCTAATATGTTTACTCCCCCAAGGGCAGACCAAGTGGCTTTTGGAGATGCTTTGATAAGGGCTGCTGACGTAGCAATAGCTATGTGTGCTGTAGCGAAAGATTCAGCGGATGCTTCATCGCTAATGCAACAGCAGGTCGACACCAAAAGACTAGTGCAATTCCAAAAATATCGGGATGGTGAATTGCCGAGAGATACAACCTATATGGAGTGGTCAGTCAACAATGGTGAGATACATGAAATACCCGATTACGATGGGGGAGGAGACTTTTAAACAGGAGGTTTAATATGGGAATTTTCGATTGGCTTGGTGGAAGTGAAGATGATAGCGATATTATTGTAAAATCTACTAGAAGCAAAGGAGATGGACGACCAATCATTGACATTACTGTAGGAGATATTAGAAAAGGTATTGCCGCAGATGAAAATGGTTATAGAAATGAAGTTGTTCTATTTCTTAGAAAAAACAAAAAGGATAGATAATGGTAGATTGGTACTCTATATTAACTAAATATGGGGTGGACATTCCAAATGAAGAACAGATTGTAATACATTGCCCTTTTCATGAAGATAGAAAAGAGTCTTGTGCAATCAATCTTGATAAGGGAGCTTGGATTTGTTTTGCAGGTTGTGGGCAAGGAGGCCTAAAAAGCTTCATCCATAAGATTTCAGGCAAATCTTGGGAAGAAATTAATCTTGAGGTTGGTAGTCAAATAGACACCAATTCTTTAGAAATCAATCCACTTTTCTTTGGGGAAGAGGAAAAAGAAGTTTCTGAAGAACTCCCTTATCAAAAACCTGAAGTAATTTTAGATGTTCCGGATGGACACTGGATATATAAAAGAGGATTTACTAAAGATACTATTTCAAAATGGGACTGTAAAACTAATAATTTTTTAGATTTTATGATACCTGCTAAAAACCAATCTCAAGAGATTATAGGTTGGATAACAAGACGAACGCAGGCAGTACCAAAGTATTTATTCTCTAAGGGTTTTTCTAAATCAAAGACGTTATTCGGTATAAACAAACTAAAAGATGTAAAGACCTTATATATAGTCGAGGGGGCTTTAGATTGCATGTGGCTTAGTCAGCAGGGATACTCAGCAGTAGCGTTACTTGGGGCTTCTTTATCTAAAAAACAGATTGAACTTTTGCGTACCCTACGAGCAACAGAATTGGTCCTAGCATTAGATAACGACGAGGCGGGAAAAAAGGGTATGGAAAAAGCTACACTTGACATGGGTAATAAATTTTTGATATCATATTTAAACATTCCAAAAAAATACAAAGACTTGCAAGAAATTACTGATATAAATATACTACATTCAGTACTCACTAGCAAGGTACTAATATAAGGAGATAACAACATGAGTGGAATAACAAGAATACAACAAGGGCGTGAGGATTCTAAAAGACCTGACGTTGCCTTTACACCGGGTAAAGAGATTTGGTTCAGAGATGGCGACCAAGTATTTTTATCATCACTAGCTACTGGGGCTGACAACGATAATTTTTTAGAAGAAATTTATCTATACACCTTTAGAGCAGGCAATAAGTTTGTAAATTTATTGAAAGACGAGAGGGTAGATACTTCTATCGTTCCTGATGATGTTAGAGCATCACACAAATTTGCAATTTGGGCGTATGTTCACACTATAATGCACCAAGAAAAAAGAAACGACGATTGGGTTGAAGTTGATGGTCCAGCGGGTAAAAAAATGTTTAGAGAAGATGTAAATGATTTTCGTATTATTGCTTTGACTTTTGGTAGAAGTGACTATATATGGAATCAACTAGTTGAGGTTTATAGTGATTGGGGAGCATTGAACAAAGGGGTTATAAGAATAAAAAGAACTGGACAAGGAATGTACGAGACTTCTTATTCTATTACAGCTACTCCTAAAAACGATGAGATACCCGCAGAAAAACAGAGTGAAATTGCAGAACTACCACCACTACTAGATTATTTCTATGAGAGATATGGAAATTCTGCAGATGCCGCTATGGATATAGCAAAGAACGCAGCAACTTCTGATGATTCAGAACAACCTTTATTCTAAAGAAGCTGCAGTAACCGAAGAAACATTTGAACAGAATGTAAATCAGCTGAGGTCGGTATTAGAGGTAGCACCGACCTTAGTTGTGGATGTTGAAACAAACGGATTGAACTCTTTTGGCACCAATCAAATATGCGGGGTTGGTGTAGGAGAACCCAAAAAAGAGGGGCTTACTCAGTATTACCCCTTTAGACACCACGATGGTAATAATTTATCTAGTGAGTCCTTACAGCAACTAATATCTCTTTTAAACCAATCGGTAAAATCTTACATAGGTTATAACTTAAAGTTTGATTTGCACTTTTTGGAAAAAGAGGGGCTATCAGTTTTAGACAAAAAGCTTATAGATGTTATAGTTATGGTTCGATTGATAGAACATTCTGATACCAAAGAATTGGGTCTTTCGGCTACAGGTAAGCGTAATTATGGGCAAGAGGCTATACAGTATGATGATGATACTAAAAAGGTCCTAAAATCTAATAAAGGGTGGTTTAGAGATTTTTCAAAGGCACCAGCAGATATATTAGGTGAGTATTGTCAAGAAGACGTAAGACTTACGAGTAGAATTTATAACGATTACTTAAAAAAGATAGAAGATAGTAGACAAAACGATATCTTTACTATGGAATGTGAATTAACTAAAGTTCTTTATGCCATGGAAAGAAGAGGTATTTCGGTAGACAAACACTATGCTTTAGGAGTTGAAAAGCTAATTACTAGTAGATTGACTGAGGTTGAGGACGAGATACTGAAAATATCTGTGCGTAAAAGGTGGAATCATGATATCCCAATGTCGTCTAAAAAACATGATGAAGACGAGTTCAATATATCAAGCCCTAAGCAGATAGGTGAGGTCTTTAATTCTATGGGAATTGAGTCGCCTGTAAAAACATCTAAGGGTCAAGATTCTTGGAATGAGGCTGCCCTAATAAATATCAATCATAGAATGGCGGGGTTAATAAGACAGTATCGAACCCTAGAGAAGCTGAAATCTACATATATATTACCATATACAGAAATAGATACTATGCACACTTCATTTTGTAATTGGGGTACAGCAACTGGGAGACTATCTAGTAGAGAGCCTAACTTACAAAACATTCCTCGTAACCACTTTAAATTGATAGAGAAACAACTAACAGAAGAAGATAAGATTGATATGAGAGGTAAAATCTCGGCTATGGTTGCCCAAAAGGGTATCACCATAGATAATGAGTTATCTGATGATGTATTAGCAACATGGTCTTTTATTGGTGATGAATCATATGATGAATTAGATAAACACCAGATAGCTATACGTAGATTGTTTATCCCACGTCAAGGATACTCTTTAGTTGGGTTTGACTATAGTCAGATGGAAGTTCGGGTGTTTATGTCATATTTTAGAAACCCTGAGATTGATGCCATTCTAAATAAAACAGATGTAGACTTCCACAGTGAAGCGGCAAAACTTGCTTTCAAAATAGATGAGTCACATAATAGATTCAAGGAATATCGTCAGTATGCTAAGGCTATTACATTTGGTACTATTTATGGTATTGGTAATAAGAAATTAGCTCAACAGTTGAATACTTCTCCAAGAGAAGCTGGAAAATTTAAGAGGCAGTACTTTGAAGGTATGCGGGGGTCCAAAGATTTCTTTGATGCCGTTGTGGCAAAGGTGGAGAGAGTGGGTAAAATTCGTAATAAATATGGTAGAGTTTATCAAATAAACCCTCAATTTGCTTATAAAGGTGTAAACTATCTCGTACAAGGTACAAGTGCAGACCTTTTGAGCGAACGTATGTTAGAAGTAGCTAAGTTTTTAGATGACAAGAAGAGTAATATTCTACTTCAAGTGCATGATGAGATTATATGTGAGATACATGATTCTGAATTAGAGACAATACCTTTTGCGATAAGAGATTTACTTGAGATAAATACATTGGATATACCATTAAAAGTTGACATGGAATTATGTTCCCCGTCTTGGGCGAATAAGAAAGAACTAAAAGTTCTAACTATGGATGACCTTGTAGATTGGGATGATGCTCCAACGACAGACTCCAACGGGGTAGTTTGGTCTTGAAAATAAACATAAAAACTGATAAGATATAAACACTATGGGTAAGTACAACGAAGACAAAATAATAAAAGAAATAAGTGAGTATGTGAATAACACATATGACGAACACTACAGTGAGGGTGAAGTCCAGACTTTAGATTTTATAGATGCTTGCGGTGATGCCAAAGCATTTTGCAGGAGCAACATACTAAAGTACGCTTCAAGATATGATAAAAAAGGAACACCCAGAAAAGATATACTAAAAATAATACATTATGCAATGTTACTATTGCATTTTAATGACAAAGGAGAAGATGATGCCAAAAGTTAGTGCCCATTTAGGATTTACATTTAGAGTAGGTCCCTTAGAACAAAACCAATATGGAAGAGTAGACTTATCTGTTGACCAGATAGATACTGATTTACCAATAGAACCGCAGTTAGAAGAATCTAAAAAAGTAGCCGATGTTGTGTGGGACTTTATAAAAGGAAAAGTTGATACACAAATCGAGGATATGTTAGATGATTCCAAATAAATCCAATGTTTCTAGTATGAGTATATTAGAAGCTGTATTAGCAGAAAAAGAACGACAAACAAAAGTATATGGAACACAAGACCACGATGATTCTTGGTGGAATCTTATAACAACTGATAAAAATGGAGATGTTGTAAAAGA